AAACAACATTAGCTGGGTCTACATACGAAATCTCAACTCCAGCTCCCGGCAAGAACTCGTGCTTAGCAACGCCAATTCCAATCGTAGCAATATCATAGTCAATTCTTTTTCTTGTATCCTGATAATGGTTTTCATCAAATATAGTATTGATGGCTTCTTCTTCTGCTATTTCAATTGCTGGCTTATAATTGATTTGCATATGCAATTGAAGTTCTTCATCATTCTCTGGCAAGTCTTGAACGTCCATCATAAATGGGTCAACGCCTGTGTTTTCTTTAATGGTTTGTAGTATATCTTTCGCTGCCATCTGACCCTCAACCATATTCTGATACTTGTTTCTTTTAGATAAAGACATTGCATCTTGAGCATATGCTTTTGGTTTAAACAATCGGTCAGACATTCCATTAACAACAATGTCTACAAACTTTGGTATGATAGGTACTGGTGTCCAATCTAGATTTAAATATGATAGGTCACCATCTATTGCTAATTCATTCTTATACTTCTGAGTAGACTGCTCTCCCCTTGCATATAATCTCAATCTATGAAAGTCTCTCCACTGGCTGTAGTATCTACACTGATTACCATCTTTACGAAACCATTCGTATTGAATAGCCTGACCTATCTGTAGTCCATATTCTTGGGTAGCCTTTTCTGCATCAGAAACAAACTGACCCGGAAATGATGTAGGAGATATATTAATTTTAATTTCTTTCATCGAAGTAGTTCACTTATATTACCATTATTGGAATACCTTGCAAAAGTAATGCTTATTTTGGATTGTTGTTTTTCAGGTAAATATACGTGTTTTTGATTTGCCATAATAGCTAGCCCCGAACTAATAGATGCGTCAAACTTATTACGGTCTTCTATATCAAACTTTGCCCAGTCCTCAAGAGTTCTATTAAATGGCATAACACCTATCTCGTCTGGGTCTCTATATGTTCCTGCAAAATCAAACCCAATATGTTTTTCTATATACGTTTCAATAGCAGATGCGTGCGCCTGCTTTACATCTTCAGATGAGTTTGGTATACCTCCTAGTTCTTTCTCAGTCTTACTTAACTTTGCTAACGGCTTATCAGGTCGGTTAATACTAAACCCTCTGTACCCCCTGTTCTTTAAGTGATACAGTAAACGTGGCCTATTGTTCTCTACAAGAATTGGCATCCCATAGAATACACAAGCCATCAATACTTCTTCAAAGAATATCTCTGCTGTTTGAGGGCGAGCTATATATTCTAAGAAGAACTGACTTGCTGGTGCATCTTCCATATGATACTTTGTCATACCGTGCAAAGACCCATTAGACCCCCTACCATCAACCACTGCCGATATATCGTAAGGGTCGCAACCAAATGCCCCAAGGTGTTCATTGCCGGGATACTTTATACCATTTCTTTCTACAACTCTATTCTGTAGTTCCTTTGGTGGAAACCAGCTAACAAGGAATCTTCCACGATTGTCTGGAGTAAATACAACCTTACTATCTTTTTCTCCATCCTTCCAATGAAATGACCCACGAGTAAGATGATGCGATTCCATCTGAGAATCATTATAGTCTATCTGCTGATAAATCTTTGTAAGGTTAAACATAGCCTGCTTGCTTTCATCTCTGAATGCGTGAGACTCAGTTCTAGGATACTGTCTGTAATATTCATTCAATGCATCTGCATCACTCTTTAATCCATCAACCTCTGCTTCCCAGTAATCAACAGCACCTACTTTTATCCATCCATCATCTATCCCTCTTAATGGTACAGATGGCGTACGGAATACAGGCATACCATAACGGTCTATGAATCCTTCCATATTCCATTCCATAGGAATGAACAATGAATATAATCCGCTTTTTGTCTGACCATTAGCATTACGATGTGCGATGTTTGAATCTTCATACATCTCTTTAAAGTTCTGACCACCTTTACTCAAAGCGTTTGATGTAGAACCCATCATACACTTACCAATAATCTTACGGCCCAGTCGAAGACAAGTCTTTGTTACACGCCAGTTAGTCTTTATGTTCACTGGCTTAACCCACTTTCCACTTTCATCGTGTATCAACAATAACAACTTCTCCCCGTCATAAGAGTTATCATCTGTGTTCCTCCAGTCAATCGTGGTATCTAGTCCCTCAATCTCCTCAGAGTTTACATCGTGCATATTCTTTTTAGTAATCTTGGATGCAGGGACTCTGTAAGACAATTCGGTCTTAGGTTTGTCCATACCATCCATTATAGGTCTAAAGAAAAATGGTAGTTTACTGTTGATAGGAACAACCTTGTCTGTAAACATTTTCTTTGCATCTGGCCCTGTCTTTGATAGTATCCCGACCCTAGAATCTCTAGCAAGCGTAGCAGTGTTGACGCACTCTGAAGATGCCATAAATGAAAAGCCTGAGCGTCTTATCTTTAGGTATATCATACCGAATGCTCTCTCGTCTGCTTTACACGCTTCCCAAAATAAAAACAATATTCTATTTGCCTCACGGTAATCTGGATACCCAACATCAATACTAGACCATTGAAGATAGAACCAATGCGCTCCAGTAATGTACGTGGGCTTTCCATTGTTCATAAACCAATAGCCTTGCTCACGGTAATCAAATTGCTTTTCAATATAGTCTACCCATTTACTCTTGAACTGAATGGGCATATCATTCCATCGGAATGTTGATTGTATTTTGTCAAGGTCTCTTGGCAAATCTTCTCTTTGCCAGTACTGTTCTTCTCTTTTGAGGTGTACTTGAGTACACTCTTTAGGGGCTAATGGTAGCGCTATGTTTAATCCAGATATGCAAACGACTTCACCTATCTCTCCAGTCTTTGATATGACAACCATATCATAATCTTCATTGTATCCATATGCCCACGACTTTATCCTGTTCTTAGATTTAAGAACTTGAGCAGGGATATAATTTTCAAGAACCCTGTATAGATTGTTATCTTGACCTTCTTTCTGCAAAACCTACTTTACTATCACTTGTATTAACTCCCTTGTCTATCATATCAAGATTCTCTTTCTCTGATTCAATCTTATTGAGAATCTCAAACGCATCAAATATAGCTAATCTCTTTGTAGCTGCCGCATTTTTTAATCTATCAGCAGACAACTCATCATCTTCTCCCGGCTTCAATATATCTTCCTTGGCCACTTTGACCAGCTGCTCAATGGCAACGTGGCCAGCCTCAATTATATCCAGCTTTATTTTTTTAATATCTCTCATATCTTTTTAAGGAATATAACTTGAATTAATCTAGCGTCATCTCCTTCTCCATAATTATCAAAGATAGCACGAGAATGCTTAGTGGACGAATCAAACGCAATCATTCTATTGAACTTAGCTTTTACTTCACAAAAAACTTCTTCATCGTTATTATAAAATATAGTCCCATCATCCTTTGGTGGATTCTGGGTTAAATAAAGAATGCAACTAATGTTCCCCATCATTTCATCAGAATGAATAAAGGTTGGCTCTAACTGTTTGTAAGGAGACTTGCGAACAAAGTTTAACATAACCATATGGTCGCTAAATAAATGTGTACAATATTTAGCAAACTCATCATACTCTCTTGGCTGAATTCCCTTGAATACTTTATCCCCATCAGGAAAATCTTGGAACTCGTTAGACAATATTTCTTTTAGGTACTCAATAGGATTTTCTATTGCGTCATCAGATATCATTATGTTCATAGCTTTATTGTTATTTGATGGTCATAAATTCTATACATCTTTTCTCCATCAACATCAAACTCATACTCACTATCGGGCTGAAAACAAACTATGTCTCCAGACTTTATGCCTTTGCTTTTTAAGTAATCATTAGGGTATACCATCTCCCCCATTAAAGGTTCTTCTTTAAATGGCTTAAATATAAAAGAGTCAACTACAGGTATGGGTTTAACAAAACAATATCGGTCATATGAATTCCATTTGCCGTCTTGCTTATACATAAAGAACTGGTCAGGCTCAATAAAGAAGTAGTCATCCTTGAAGAAAGACTTACCACTCTTGCGATTCCCTTTCATATCGTTATAGAACTTAAATACATTATGGTGAACCAATAAGATATCACCCGGCCTAATAGCGCCATCATAGCCTAAAGGAGTTTTAATTACCTCGGCATATCTATTGGAATACTTGTGGTCTTCTTCAGATGTGCTGATGATAATATCTACCCCGGCTATTTCTTTTGTATTGTTGTATCTTTTATTTTGAACAGGCTTGGCTATAAAATAAAAAGGTGACTTCATTAATAGTTGATATTATATTCAATTGAAATTGGAATCGATTGAGAAAACTCCTTCCAAAGAACTACCTCTTTCTTATCATTAATAATATATATTAAGATAGATTGCTTGGAAGGATTGTATTTAATCAAATGAATCTCATTACTCCCATCAAGAACTTTCTGACCCACTATATAATGCATTGCCCCACCTTTATAGTCTGGGCCAACGGCTATTTTTCTTATATCCATTTGATTTGATTTGATTTAATTAAACAGCTTATTGAAGCTGCCAGATATTCAAGTCGGCAGAAGGCACATTGCTCCATCCGCTTGAGTTGGTATGAGGGTATAATCCACCTTGGTTTTGTCCATTTCCTGTACCGGAAGCATCACGCATAACTTCAAATGCAATAGTAGTACCTACTGTAGTTACATTCAATGGGAATGTAATTTCATAAGGGATACTTGCATCTGTGGTATCTAAATGAAACGCTTTAGTGTATCCTGCTTGAACTCCATTTACTAAAAATCTAAATAGAAAAATAGAAAGTCCTCCG